ACTCATCAGGTGCGTGATATTCGTTAGCGTGGAAGTCTACCTTGTATTCATTCCACTTATCATTGGGATCGTAGAGTGGATCTTGTGGGTCGCGTTGTCGTGGTTCGGACTGGGACATTAGCATTTCTCCTGATTGAACAGTTTACGGCACTTTTTCACATCTTTCATTTCATCTTTGATCATTTGATAGGCATCTTCGGGAGAGATCTTACGTGCCATTTCCATAGCAGTAATAATCTCTACTCTGGTGCCGAAGTGTTTGAGTGCCTCTTCAAAACAATTTAGTTCTTCGTACATGCTGCCTCCTTGAGACGTTGTTTTTCTGCCTTTGCTTCTGCTGCCTTACGCTTTCGTGCCTGTTCAACTACACTGAAGTCAAGACTGCCAGGATAGACAGCATTGTAAGCGTCACAGACGTTCTTGAGAGAGTCTTCACGCTTTTTAGACTGCAAACCACGCGCACGGAGTTCCTGGCGGGTAGGAATGGCACCGTGAGGGCGTTGAGCATTGAAGAAAGGGGCGAGAGCAGCAGCATCCTTGACAGACAGGGTGCTGCGATCGGGCAGAGAACCTTGCATTATGTAGGTGGGGATCAACTGAATAATCATACAGCAGCTGACCGTGGTTGTCAAGCGTTTGGGTTCAGAACCTCAATCTCCTTAAATTCTTTATATTTGTATCTGTATAGAATGATATCATCGAGCGTATCATCCTTATATACAAACTCAAAGTCTACCATATACTGCCATGGGTGAAGATATCTCTCATTACCAAATATATCTTCAGCAACTTTCGCTGTCGAAATATCAGCGTCCATGCCTGGCAGTAATGAGTAAACCCATCTTGCTTGATCTACTGTTAATAACTCTGCTTTGATCAAAGACTCAATGTGCTTATCAGAGACCTGATCATAACCAACATGGATCTTTTTATCAATTTGTTTAGGTCCGTATTGACTATATCTACCCTCATATTCACTGACCCACTCCGTATATGCACACCCAATCACAATGTTTAGACTTTCTTCTCCAAAGAAAACATCAGGTTGAGACCAATTCCTCAATCTAGACAAGTATTGTGATACCTTAACAGCATCTCCATGTGCTGATAGATCAAATACAGTGCTGTGAACACCAAGATGAGTGGGCACACCCTCATTGTCATGTTTGAATCCCATAAATGTGGGGTGATACTGTATATCAACAATAGCCTTATACATCTCGTCGTATTGTTTGACTAGATGAGTGGATCTGGTTTGCTCTTTGAAATACTTTATGCTGCTGTTGAAATAGTTGTAACTCAAGTCTCCCACGGGTCTAACAAACCTGGTAGTATATCCAAGGTGTGTATCACCATCATAATCGACAGTGAGTTTCTTTAACTCATTTCTAGCAGGTCCATGAGATTCTTTAAGGAAAGGAGTATAGTCTAGAGCAGCGTTGAGTCTTTCCTTGATAGGACTGGATAACTCTGGTTCATACCTATCTTGCACCAAACCAGTATACAACCACGGCATGGTTGCGGAAGAACAAATACGTTCTTGACGGAAGATACTATACTTCTCTACTTCAGTGTAGCGGTCAGAGAATATCATTCGTTTGATTCGATAACTTGTCCTAACTCATTATATAATGCATAGAAGACATATTGTGCTGGTTCAGTACACGTTGCTTGAGACTCTGGGAAACTATCCTCCAGGAAGTCTACAACACCATCCAATGACTCTAATTCAATTAGATTATATTCAGATTGATCCATTTGAGTCCACAGATCCAGTGGTAGGATGCCTTTGTAAATCTCTCTAGACTCATTGATCTTGTCTACATCAGTGGTATTGTTCCAACCATATGCTCTGATGTAGATCATAGGTACACCACGCAGGGCAACATGCCTACCAATACTGGTAGAGAGATCATAGATTTGATAGTTCTGGTTAATCATTTAAATAATTTCCATGCGATTGTGACTCTCAAACCTTTGTACGCTCTATTCACATCTGTTGATGAGTGGAATACAGAACCAGGGAAATACACTGCTCTGTTAGGTCTAGGGAAGACAACAGTTAGCATCCCATCACCATCATAGAATTGTGTACCACCACCCCAGTTTTCATTCCACTTCATGTTGGCATAGAATAGAAATGTTCTGCCATTGTCCTCATGTGAGTCTTGATGGAGTGTTCCAGGTTGACCATATGTGGCACCATTGGCATACACACGTTCTAGTTGTAAAGAGTCATCTCCTACAGTTTGTCTTATCTTATTTAGAAGATAGTCGGAGAAGAACGGATCCTTGCTGAAGTCAATGTACCAAAATGGAGTCATGTACATCCTGCGAGGATCCTCATCGTTGAGTGACCCAGATCCATAGTTCCAGTTGATTAACTTTGGTTGCAGGATATCATTCTCTTCAGGAGTCAACCAGTCTTCATATTTAATCAGATCGTCCATACTCACGCAGTATTTGATGTCTAAAGTTAGTCAACGCTTTGCTAATCTCAATGTACTCTAGATCTTCTTCATCGTTATCAAATCGTGGAAGAAGATTCCTCAATAGTTCATTACACGACAGAGAATAGTCAATACAAAGATTGCGATGAAAACTATCTTTGATCTCTGTCTCCATCCACCCCAGCATAACTTTACGCTCACCTTTTGTGACAGGTGCAACTCTATGCTGTAAGTTAGAGTCGTAGATAATGAACTTACCTTTCTCTGGTTTAGTAACTACCTCAACGTTTCCAACCTTGACGATCAACTCACCACCCTCAAAGTCATCGTTGAGATAAACAGTGTAGTTTAAGTTTGGATATACTTGCCTGATAGGATAGTTGTCATTATGATATCCATACTCCATTCCCTCTTTATACCACGAAAATAGAGCCACAGAGTGTTTAGTACCTAGAAACATATTGTTCAGGACTTTACTCTTTTGTAGGTATGGTTGGACCGCAGAACAATAATTAGACCAGAGATTGTTCTGGTCCATCTGAAGATTCTTTTTCAGTTTTTCTGGGTTAGTCTTGTTTCCACTGTGGAACCACTCTTCATTCCAATCTTTACTAATGTAATCAATGATTTCATTAGGTATAATGTCACTCTTCTCCCAAAGCATCTATCTCTTCCTGTGTGTATAATGTAGTGTAATCGATACCGTTGTCAACAAACTCCTCACATCTCATCATCTGCATGATTTCTTTGGTCAGATCACCAACAACACGTCGTGACTCATTCCATCTAGCAGATAGTTCACTGATGTTGGTGATTCTACTCAAGATCAAGTCTGTTGATGCATCAGTGTCTCTCTTCACAAAGCAATCATCTGTGTCTAGATATCCAGTCAAACTCTTATCAGCATTAACTCTATCTGGAAACTGCTTGGCAAAGACCTTTGGATCCATTGGCCACTTAAGTTCATTAATGCCCTTAAACCACTCAATGTCAAAGTTCTCCATACCCATCGCTTGAATAGAATCCCAGGAAAAGTATTCTTTACCAATGTCTCTAACTTTTGCTCTCCATTTGATCCAGTTGTCCTTCTCTCCAGGATAGTTGTCAGCAATATCAGGCAACACACGCCAATCAGTTGCGTTTAGCATGTTTTGCTTTTCAGTAAGTCTCTTCGTTAGAGTAGAATCCCAGAAAGCATGCTCTTGAGAGATAGAAGTAATCTTATCATTAATCTGGAATTGATTAACGATTCTTTGTGCCTCCAAGAATGCCTCAATCTTATCCTTTAGAGCAACAACATCATCTTGTGTGAATGCTTTGAACACATAAGATTGGAAGTAACTCTCTTTTGTGGTAAAGTTATACTTCTGCTTTCTTCTCTGTACATTTGCTGTGCCATCATTGTAGATGACGATGTACTCGATAGTATCAGATTCAGTATGCCACAAGTCACCAAGAACCTCGGTCTTGAATCTCTCTACCATGTCTGGTTTGAGTTTGTAAGAGGGAGCACCTGTTTTTCCCGTAAGTTTATTGGTAACATTAATACCAGTCTCCACAACGAAGTTGGAGATGAAATCCATTTCGTAGACTGCTCTTCTTACGAATTTTTCTTCTGCCATGGGTATTACTTAATGGGCGTTGGGGTCTTGATATACCAACCAGTTACAATGTATTTATTGTCCTCGCCCATAACCATGTTGCCCTTATGGACATGTGTCATTGCTGCTGGGAATAATACAACTGTTCCTTGGGTTGGTTTAATCCTTCTCTTCTGGAATCTGAACTCGGTCTCTCCACCCTCTTCAATATCATTCAAGTAAATCATCCACGTAACTTCACGTTGAGAGTATTCATGCGATGCATTTTCATAATGCCACAGGTGATAACCACCGCCAGCAGGTGTTCGCTGAAATTTAATATCAGTAGACACCATCGTCATTCCTTTCAACTGATCATACTCATCCATGTAATGCATCATGCATGACTTTAGGAACTGATTGATCTGTGATGATCTATCAGAAGCATGATAGTTCACCATAAATGATGCATCATGTCTGTTTCCTTTGCCATTGTACTGCGATCCGCCATCAGAAACACCATACATGCTTTGTGGAGTTCCTACTGCAAGTGCAGCAGTATTTTCATTCAGAACATCCTCTCCATATTTAATCAGTTCTTCACAGAAAGGTTTAGGTACAAATCCTTCCCAGACAGCAATAAAATCTTGAAAGTCAGATCTCGTCGCTGCCTTATTCCTCATCAACTCAAGAGGACGATACGGTGCTAATCCCATAATTAATATGCTTTGATAATATACTTAACTTTGTGGAAGTTTTCGACTAGTGGAACTTGTTTGTTTGGTTTGAATGTAACGTTTGGAATGGGTTTCTTAAACGATTCATTCAAAGTGAACGTACCACTATTTAGTGAGATGTCCACATCTGATTGTGTGAATCCAACGTTTACGGTAGTACCAGCATTACCCAGTCCCAGTCTAGCACTACCAACACCAGCAACGTTACCATAAGAGAAATCAGTATTGATGTCAGTAATGGTTGCTGTTGTCAAGAAGTGACTATGATTCACTGTAGAAGCATCGAGATCTTCTAACATAATTTGAGGTATGTAAGATTCAACTCTAACTTGTTGATCATCAACGTCAATAACAGAACCAGAAAGAACACCACCAGAAACTGATTGACCTGGGTTACGATTGGGGTTTGCCGATGGTGCTTGGTTTTCCAAGTTATTAAATGGATAGGTAGAACCAGTCCACTCGGTACTACCAATTAGTTGCAATCTATCCTTAACACCATTCTCTACATGGTGAGGCCACCATACAGACATACTCCAGTCTTTTGCCCATGCTTCAGTTCCAACGAAAGTGTTGTTGGAAGCATTAGGAAGACTAGGTGCAATTTCTTCTAGATACTCTTCAAACGTTTGACCAGTATTGCCTTGGAAGAATCTTGACATTGTTGCCGAGAATTCACTACCAGCATACTGGTCAATCTGTGCTTTCCACAGCCGAGCAAAGTCTTCTGGATCACCTCTACTTCGCCAGTATTCGTCACCCAGGTCAGCATCGATAAAATAAGTTCCTCCGAGGTTTAACATCTCATCATCGTCAATATTAATTCCCCATCCCATGATACGAGCGTTCCATGGAACTAATGGATCTTGAGCAGGACCTGTTGTTGCAGTAACAACAAAGTGTGAGTGTGCAGGCGTATTTACTCTAGCATCTAGTAGAGGACCGATGATAGCATTAACGTTACCAGTTACAGTAAAGTCAACATCTTCAGTGATTGCTTCGTTAAAGACAGTTTTAACTGTGCCAATATCAAAGAATATACTCTCATCCGATGAATCACCAGAACCAATCCATTGCTGGAATGGTGTATTCTGCTGACCAGTACCAGTTGGGTCTCCAGTAGTAACATCAACATTGTCAATGTACCACCATCCGCCAGTGTTTCCTGGTTCAAATGCACTAGGAGATGGCAAGAATGCAGAAGATCCTGCATTACCATCAACTCTACCAGTTCCTGTTAGTTTTCTGTTCCTGTAATCAGGAACTCTAAAGTTACCAGTCGCTGTATTTGTGACAGGATTCCAATCACCAACACCCCCGTATTGATTACCAATTACGAGAAAGAGATCGAGATAGTCTGCGACGTTATACAGTGCGCCATCGCAAGCCAAATATCCAGGATAACGAGAGTCACGATCACCCGAAAGATCACCATAAGTATCACTTACCCATGCTGCAGGAGAGGTATTTCTACCAGGACCGAGGGATTGTTTCAGAATAGTAAGAACTGTTCCGATTGCCATTCCATCGTCCTTTGATTCTACCACAACATTGGCAGAATTGGAAGCATCGTAATAAACTCTTGCATTTTTCTTGGCATACCAGGTGCCTCTCAATTCTGGTGCTGTTGGTTCCGATGCCCAGGTAGTTGCAGACCACGCAAATGTGTTGCCACTACCAGTTCCAACAGTAACATTAGTAGTTACTGCATTGTTGAGAGTTGTTCCAGTAACTAGGAATACTCTGAATCCTGTGTGTATATCTGGATCAAATGTTACTGGTCCCTCAACTGGAGTAGCAAAGTCAATAGAGATCTTACCAGTACCAGAAGCATTAATCTCAATGGGTCTATTAATGCCAGTGACAAGAACAGTAGCACTAGCAACAGACTTGCCTGTAGGTTGACCAGTCAGATTTGATGGTGGTGTATAGTTTGCCTCTGTATCTGCACCCTGTTCTGTGGTGATATCCCAACTAGAAATAGTTCTAGTTCCTACCTTGATAACCATGCCTGTGGTGGCATTATTATTTGGAGATGACTTGGTGTAGATCTGTAGTTTATCACCATTCTGTACATCAACAGGGAAAGTACCCTTTGAAGTAACACTACCATCTGCTCTGTGTACTCTAACACGAGATGTTAGATAATTGCTACCAGGATTAGTAGAAACTAGTGTTGCTTGTACAAATGTACCAGCACCAAGACCAGTGATGCCATTAACAGGTGCAATCGCAGATTCAATCTCTGTATCAACTGGTTGATCAGTTACATCAGGGAAACTAAATGCGTCTGGCGTTGTTGATGGGAAGTTACCAGTAGTGACATTCCAAGTAGATAGATTAATACCCTCACCAATAGAGAGTAGCATTTCATTACTGGTATTAGCAGCTGCACCAGTATCATATGCTAGTTGTAGATACTGTCCATTAGTAATTGTTACAGTTGACGTACTAGCATTTTTGAATGTAACTGCCGATCCATTCTCTGCCAATACCTGAAAATTATTATCATCAGTAACGAAAGCATTACCATCAGAGACACCAGCCAAACCATTGTTGGTAGTGACCACGAGAGCAGTGTCGTTCAGTCCAGTTACTCTCAAGATCTCACTGTATACTCTAGTGCTAAATGGTTGATTAGTAAGATCAGTAAAATTAGGGAATGGTTCTGGTACGTTAGGTGGTGTAACAGCAGTGGTAATGTTCCATCTTTCTGTTCTTGCGCCAACAGCAAGAGACAGGTATGTTTGTTGTCCTTCGGACTGACTAGATCTTAATCTGACTTGTAGTTTGTCAGTATTACTTACAACCATCCCATCAGAGAGTGTGGGAATAGTCCAAGCACCATAAGATGTCTCGCCTTGACTTACTCGTTGGACTCTTACTGCATAATCATCAACATCAGCACTGTAAAAACTAGAGTAGACATTAACAGTTGCTTCTGTGTTTGTGGTTAGACCACTAATGACAATCGGTGGTTCACCTACTCTAGAACCATCTGCCCAGGTGAATAAAGTATTCTTCTCTACATCTTCAAGGTCAGTAAATGCAAATGGATCTGGCGCAAAATCTTCTGGTATCGTGATGATATACCAGAGTGTTGTCTGTTCACCAATTTGAACAGTAACGGTTTGCGTTGTATCCCATGCAGAAGGAGCTTTGAACCTTAAGCGGATCGTTTGTCCTTCATCTACGTATACTGGGTTTGATCCGAATGAAAAGCTCATTTACTGTCCACGATCGTCACTATTTCTGTAGTATTTATCAAGTTTGGCGGACGTTGTACCATACGCCACCAGCGTCAATCTCAACCTGAATAGGCGAGTCAGCTGTGATTTCTACTGGAATGTCAACATCATTAATAACTATATTATCACTGGTAACTGTTACATCAGGTGTGATAACAGGTTCCTCACCAAGAAATTTATCTTCTGATGATGGAATGTCAACAGGGTCTGGCATTTGGTCAATGTTGATACTGAATGTTGATTCCTTTTCAACAAATAGACTACCAGCACCATATGCTTTTAATTTTACCTTACCACTACTATATCCTCTGTTGTTCCATTTAGGTATTGTACTAGAAGACTCATCACCAATCAGTAAATTAACTGTGGTTTGTGATGGATCTGCACCAGTGAATGCAGGATGAGTGATCACAACACCATCTAGATCTGTGTATTCAACTGTCAAATCATATGAGAGGACATTTTCAAACTCAAATAATACTTGAAAACTAGAGTCGCCCCAATCAATAATAGATGGAATGGTAAGAGTTGCTGATGGTGGTTGAAGAACGGTAAGAGTTAGTGATACAGAATCTTGTAGTCTACCATCAAATCCTGGTGCTGATGCATACAAAGTGTATGTTGTTGTCTCTGTAGGTGATACTGTCAGTTGTCCACTCAAATTCTGCAATCCAAAACCTGGTGAAATGGACATTGTTGTTGCATCGCCACTAGTAGTCCACTCAAGAGTTGCATTTTGACCACGGTTAATTGTACTACCGTTAGGAAACGATGCGATAATCTCTGGTATTTCTTTTACATCAACAGGAATACTAAACGAATCATATTTTGTTGGTGGTGCATAACTTACGCTGTAAGTATATGTTGTGTCTGATGTAGGTTGAGCAGAAAAAGAACCACTTGCCCACGAACTAGATGATAGTGTTCCTGGCGCACCCTCACCACTAATAACTCCAGTATACATCCAGTTTGTATCTTGAGCAGACCAATTAACAGTTATAGTATCACCCTCAACAATAGTTTGAGTGCTAGTCTGACCATTGATAGTTAACTGTGGGTTTGGATTAGCATATACACATAAACTAGGTGCATTAGCGTTTGGATCATAATTTACAGCATTAGGATCCATGCATCCATAAGTTGCAGCTGGTCCAGTGTATGTGGAGTCTCCAGTAAAACTACCACCATTCACATATACAATCATATCATTGAAGTCACCATCACCACCAGCACTTTGATTGACTGTGATGGTTATGGGTTGATTTGATCCATAAAATGCATACCCATTGCTTCCATTCCCAGCATTAGGATCAAACACATATGGTGGGTTTAGTTGTGATCCCTCGTTTGAAAAAGTAGACCACATAGTATCATATCCATTTGTCAATGAATATATCAGTTTTGGTGTAACGCTAGTGCTACCAATATTAAACGATGTAGCATTCCACGGCCAAACATATGCAGTGTATGTGCTTGTGGGTTTTCCTGGTCCCTCGGCATCAACCAAATTGACAGTTCCTGGTGGTTGGTTGCCAACAAACACATTAGTAAGTATCCCCTCATTGACATATCCAGCTGGGGCACTAACACTTATACCAGAAAAATGATCACCATTAGTAGGATTATAATATCTGTAAAGAGGAGTAGTGCTGTATGAGGTGCTGTTTGCAAATCCTTGTCTATCATCCAGACCCAAAGCTTGACTGTTCAGTCTTCTCAATGATGTATATCCAGGACCACTACCACTGCTACTTAAATTATATACTTGTCCAAAGGGAACATTAACGGTTCTACTACCACTATTGGGTCCAATAGTTCCGCCTGGCATGCCATAGATGTAGTTTTCGTCCCCAGCATCTCTGTTCCAAGAAATATTAACGTTTGGCATTAGATACTCCTAATATTTCTCCATGTTCCATCACCATCGATCTCAACCTGAATAGGAGAGTCGGCTTTAATTTCCACTGGTATATCTATATCATCAATAACTATATTATCACTAGTAACTTGTACATCAGGTGTAATAACAGGTTCTTCACCAAGGAATTTATCCTCCGATGATGGGATGGTTACTTGATCTGGCATCTCATCGATATTAATTGTTGTTGTAGCATTATCAGTTCCCTGCAGTGAACCCATACCATAAACAGTCAATCTAAAATCTACTGTACGTGCTCCAAACTCATCATATAGTTGATCAGCAGTTACAGTAAATGTGCCACCAGCATTTCCTCCACCGAGCGTAGCAATTTGAACATATCCTTCACCATCCTTTTGCATCTCTAGAGCACCACCATCAGGAGATCCACCATCGGCAGTGATAGTTAAGAAGAAACTTCTAACAAAAGTTGCTTGTCTTTGAGAAGAATCCACACTGCTGATCATGTCAAAAGCAATTTCATACCTATTTGCTGATACTAGCGTCGGATAACCAGGGGTTAGTGCAATCGATCCATTTGGATCTATAAGTCCACTTGCTCTCATCTGGGTATCCGAAATACCAACAACCATAGTTGGATTAGTACCACCACTAATATCAACAATATATTTCAAAGATCCAATAGGATGACCCTCTGTACCACTCAATCCAGGTTGAATATATCTCGTGATAGAGACAGATACATTACTCAAAGGTGTTGTGGTTATATTTGGACCAGAATTATCGACATTGGTTGTCTCTGTTGATGTGTTAACAGCATTTGTGTAATCATACTGCAAAACAATATCATTACCATAGTCTGTAGTAAACGGAGCAATCAAATCTACCGATGGTGGTTGATTGACAGTAATAGTTATTGAATCTGAAGCAGATCCAGCAAGACCACCAACAGCAATAGTATATGTTGTTGTTTCTGTGGGCGACACAGTTATAGATCCACTTAAATTCTGTGCTCCAAAGTTAGGAGATAACTGTGCCGTTGAAGCATATCCATCTGTTACCCAAGACAATTCCAAAGACTGACCTTGAGTAATAGTATCTGCTGGTGCATTACTCTCAATGGTCACACTTGGCACTTCATATATTGTTGCTGTAATGGATTCAGAAACAGTTCCGCCACTACCAGTAACCTCTAAAGTATATGTCTTCGTTCCTATATTACCAGCAGTTTCACTTTGAGGATTTACTGTAAATGAGTTGGATACTGTGCTCGTAGAAAGTTGTCCAAAATCAGTGAGAGTGATAGAACTCATGTTTCTATCACCATTGACAGCATACTCAATATCAACATTTTCTCCTTCAATCAGAGTGACAGTATTTGAGTTTACACCATTTTGTACAAAACGGAAGTATGTAATTTCTGGTGGGGGTAGAGTATATGTTAATATCACCCACCCATCATTGAAATTTGCATATCCACTATCAGTAACCCATCCAATATCACCTTGATCATACCAGCCAGAGTTACCACCAATACCAGCAAATCCGTTAGTAGTAGATGCACCACCACTGCTACCGAATACACCTGATACCGATCCACCACCGCCTCCACCACGGTGTCCAGCAGGAGCATTTCCACCATTTCTCCAAGATGGCGAACCACGGAGACTAGATCTACCACCACCGATACCAGCACCTTGGGCACCATAACTAGTACCTGTATCTACGTCATATCTACCAGCACCGCCTCCGCCACCACACCATGCGATATATCTATTGAGACCACTATCATAAACAGCACTGGCACCACCACCGCCACCTCCAGAGCGGTGACCAGATCCACCACTTGCTACTGGAGAAGAACCACCGCTACCACCAGATCCTACTCCAGATCCATTATTATTAAGTCCATCACTTCCTCGCCCTCCAATGTAAAAAGTTAGAGTATATGCATAAGATCTAGTTCCAATAGTAAAGTTACCCGCTCTACCTCCACCACCATTACCATGACTCCAGTTATTATTAGTGGGTTTAGATCCACCACCACCAGCTGCTGCTACGCTAAAAGATACATCCGTTGCACCTGCAGGGATTGTATATTGATGCGTTCCTGGGTTGTAATTAGAAAGTGTTGGCATCAGATTTGTCTTACGTTTATCCAGTCATCACTACCATCGATCTCAACCTGAATAGGAGAGTCGGCTTTAATTTCCACTGGTATATCTATATCATTGATCACAATATTTTCCGATGTGACCTCCACATCAGGTGTAATGACAGGTTCTTCACCAAGGAATTTATCCTCCGATGATGGAATGTCAATAGCATCAGGAGTCATGTCAATAACAATATCAACATTCTTGGTCACATTTACAACTAGAGATCCATACCCATCAGCAGTAAATCGCAATTCTAAAGCTGTTGGTCCTACAGTATCATAGGGAAGACTAGTTCCAGGAATAGTATACTGGGTGCTAAAAGAAGATCCTTTGGTGCTTGGTATGCTAATAGGAGAAAGTGTAGAACCAGGTCCATCATATTCATCAGTCTGCACTGTCACAAGAGTAACACCAGTTCCATTAGGATCCGTATTTGTGCCATTAACCTCGATCGTTATATCATCACCATAATTTACTGACTGTGGTACTACTACCGATAAGGTAGGTATTGATAACACAGTAATAGTGGCGGTGTCACTACCACTTCCACCATTACCAGTAACTGAAATTGTATATGTTATATCTGTAGTAGGAGAGACAGTCAACTGTCCGCTAACATTTACAGAACCAATACCCTGGTTAATACTAGCACTGTTAGCATCCGAAGAAGTCCAATCTAGAGATGCAGATTGACCCACAACAATAGTCGAAGGTGTTGCTGTTAGTGTAGCAGTTGGTATTCGATATACAGTAAGATCAATAAAACGTGTTCTTTCATACACGACATTATATGCAGTAATTGTGTACCTTTGGTTGCTACTAGGAGACACCACTACAGATCCTGATGTGGCAAGATTTTGTCCCAATTCAGGACTACGAACTCCCTCTACATCTCCACCAGCAGACCACGAAACAGTTGCAGTCTGTCCCTCAATGATAGCAGTAGGACTAACTGATATACTTAATGTAGGTTGTTCATAATTCTGCTGCCAGACATATACAGCGCCATGCCTACCAAATCTTCTAAATCCGTTACCACCCTGTTGACCACCATTACCAACACGTAGGTAGTATGAGTTATTAGGTACAGCGCCATTCCATCCACGACATTGATAAAAATAAGTAGCGCCACCGCCGCCACCACCACCAGTGAATCTAGGTGATCTCCACTGACCAGCACCACCATATCCATACGGTCCATAACCAGAGTTCGCACGAGCATATTCACCACCAGAATAGTTGACATAACCACTCTGACCATAAGCATATGTTCCATAACCACCAGATCCACCAGCATTTAACTGTCCTGGTTGTCCACCATATGCTGTTCCCCCAGGAGCACAACTATATCCACCCGCTGTTGGAGATCTACCAAAACCAGCTCTAGGGCGAGCACCACCACCGCCGCCACCAACAGCCATGTAGTAAATATATTTTACATCACTACTAACATAAAAATTAGAAGATGATGTATAAATGTAGCACTGCCATCCCATGTTTAGAACTTGATGATGTAATGAACCATAATGAATGGAGTAACAACCTGATTTAATACATCAACTCTTTCTACGTCAACATCAATGTATGATTGCATGTTGTCGGTAGGAATATTGAATGGACTATAATTGTAAACAAAGTTTTGGTTATATGCTGTTGGTCTCTGAAGTCTATGAGCGTGGTTTGCTTCTCCATTAGGAATATTGATGGTTGTTTCATCAATAGTATTGAATCCATCAGAGTTGGCAGAATTAGAAGTAGTGAGACTTCCTGTCATTCCCTCTCCATCGGTAGAATAGTTTCCAGTGTAATTCAATACCTGGGCGTCAACCGCGTGAGAGTGTGCCTGAAACTCATCAATGGTCAAGATATAACCTTCAGTCTCTCTGATCATATTATATCTCAAATTTCCATTGAAGTTGATGTCTGAAGATGATCCTTCGACTTCCATACCAGATTGCAATGAACCAAAGCTAGTTCCATCTACTCTAACTACACCATCACCATTATCATCTACGAGTGAGATGCTTCCATTATGTCCATTTGTAATGCGCCATGGGGTATTGAAGTTCCAGGATAGTTTATCACCTGCTTGATATCCTTCACCAGGATTGATGATAGCAAGAATCTTCCACTTTGTTCTACCACCTTCATCGCCTTGCATACGAATCTTGAATACTGCACCAGCGCCAGACCCACCTTGCATCTGAAAATTTTCTTCTACATAATCAGTATCATCTTCCCAATAATCATACTCACTCCCTGTGTCCTGCCAAAAATCAGAACCAGCATTATTATAGAACCAAGCATCAGTAGTTCCTGTCTTGAATCCTTCAGACTCAATTGCTGGAGAAACTGATGTAACTTTAAAAATTCTGTTACCTGTTCCTGCCAGGTTATCCCACTCAACAACCGAACACTCGTCATCTACTTTATATCCAGATCCTCTCTGACCATTGACAAATGCATTAAGTCTAATTTTTGACCTATTGAATTCACCATTTGGTCTTTGGTTTGGTTCAATTGTGACATTCATGACACAACCAACACCATCAGTTAGTCGATCTGATTGGGTGTCGTTGTTTATCCTGATTCTGAAGTCTCCCGTGATATTTTCAAAGGCATTATTCCACCAGTTAGTATTATTACCAGGAGCATTTCTATAACCATAATCACCAAATTCATCACCCGACCATGTAGAACCACCTTCGAGAGAATCACCATTTACGTCTGTTACCTGACGCATTAAGAATCCTGTAATAGCACCACCGCCACCTACAGATCCATTGTATCCACTCCAAGTAGCGATACCATTATTACTAGAAGCACCAGAAGTATAATTGACAAAGATTCTGTTCTCTTCGCCCTCAAGGATTGCTTCACATTCTACACCAACCTTTGTTGTGTTGGGTTTGTTTTCCATGAAGACATTAGTATAGTCTCCGCTACCACCACTAGGAATAATAACTTTAGATCCTAAATCTGGTAACTGAAAACTACCAAGATCACCTGTCTCTGGATCTGGATCTCTCAAAGTTGTTTTCTCTTTTTTGAATCTACACTCCTCACCAACACCAAGAATCTGTGCTAGCAGATAGTAATCTTTTGCGTTGTGTACCGATCCATCACACTTCAAGAATCCACCAGGCAAATCATCTTTAAATTTTGCTGTGTTAGGATCATTATTAACACCAATACCAGGGGTCGTGTGAATCTGGATGGTGCCAGGAACACCACCAAACAAAGACTTATTTCTTGTGTAGTTAGTAGATTTAGACCTTACCATTAGTATGCTCTGATGATGTATATACAGGTTAATTTGGGTTGTGCAGTAACAAAGTCAATTTTTAATGCTCCTTCATTCTCTGAATTGTCTGGGTTTGTGCTGGGGGGTAAATTAACATTAGCAATAATACTTGACTGTGGTTTTAGTCTGGTTGAGTCAAATTCAACATCAAATGTACCATGATCATGAGGATAAATTTTATCCGTACCAGGAGCATCAGCGGTGAAATTATATGCTGGGTGACTCAACAAACTCCTACCACTAACGTCACTCTCTGGTTGAGTATCATTGAAGTAATTTCTGATTCCTAATGGAACATTAACATCATTACTACCAGCACCATATGGAACACTTTGTTCATTTGGTCCGCCAATAAAGTATCCGTCCTCATGTCTATCTGTGTCAAGAAAAGCGGGCGTCAATGGTGTATATCTCAATTCTTTTGGTTTAAGGTTAATTGGTGGAGATTCTGACCACGTTAAACCAAAAACTTTGTTAGGGGAACCCTGATTTCTTCCATCAGGACTAATCTCACCAGATCCTTGTTCTGGCCATCTGTAAGAAAGTAATGCAGGAGCATTTGGCGCATTGTTTACCGATTGGAAGTTTTCATACAAACCACCAATGATACCTGGTCGAACATTTACAACAGCTCCAACTTCACCTACTTCTGAAGGATTACCCGATTCTCTGCCTTGGACAGTATTATCAGTCCAACCAAAGAATACAAGATCGCCATCGCCATCGGCACCAACGTCACCACCAGGGTCGATGTCAACCGCTGACACATATAATGTATATGAGATTGGATAGTAAGGAACAACACCATCACCAGGGAATCTCTGGTCGTCATTTTTAATGGTCGAGACATTTCCTGGGTGATTATGTCTAGTAATATGCTTTCTGCCTAGTTTTCTAGGAGCAACATATACTGTCTTTGCTCCTTCACCAGCAATAATAGTGTTACCAGTAATTTTTCCTTGATAACCAGTTCTATCGTTCGGACTAATTTGGAAAATAATGTCTGTCGTGATGTCAGTAAAACTACCACGAAGTGCATTTCCTTCAGTGTTTGCTTTCTTGGTGCCGACAATGGAGCTCATAATAGATCTAGCGTCAGTATCACTATCCGCCGCTCTTCCTGTAAGAGGAAAATAGTCATTCTCAATATCCATCAACATTCTACCATTTAGATCTGGTAGAGTAATCGATCCATTATATGTTGGAAATGATCCAGTAAAATTACTGCTAGATCCCATGTTATATGAGTCACCAATAGTAGCGGCTAATAAAGGAAATTCATCCGCAGCGAGTGTTGATCCATCACAAATAACCCAACCATGGGGGATAGAACTTAATCCCCCTGTCCACGCCATAATGGTGCCAATGACGGCACCTTTTGCTTCATGTCTCTCCTGATAGAACATGTATCAAACCTCTGCAATATACCAACCAACCTTACCGCCAGGTACTGCTGTTTGACCGTCTGGTGTAGAAGATCCAGCAAAGACCAGCGTAAATGCTGCATATGGAGTCTGGACAATCAGTTCACCACCATCAAATCCATCATCAACCAAATCATCAGAATTAGCAACACCACTCATCATCGCAGTTCCAGTATTGTCAGTACCACCCTGAACATTAACGTTAGAAGGTGCTCTAACAACCATACTCATGTTATATGTAAGGAGTCCACCTATATCTATAATGCGAATCATATCGCCAATTAGACAATCACCTAGTGGTGGTAGTTTGACAACAGTATTTTGACTTGCATTGATAAAGTAGTTAACATTTGGTTCTGTTTGAACAAGTTGTTCTGCAGTGTACTCCCACTTACGACCACCAGTTCTGGTGATGTAGTTCTCAATACTAGCGACTGTCATGCCACCAGTGTTATCAACTGCGAAGATCTCATTACCACCAGAGTTGACTGTTAGATCGCCACCATTGATAGTAACGTCTCCCGTAACAGTAATGTCGCCGCCGAATGTTGCGGTTCCATCGCCAACTGCAGATAGTGTACCAGTAACTGTGAGGTCACCGCTAGAATTTTCAAACGTCAGTTTCTCGGTAGTTCCATCTTCACCGAAGATCTTAATGTCACCACCGTTGATCGTTAGATCACCAGTTGCAGTATCAACTTCCAGAGTAGTTCTTTCTGTGATATTGGTAGAACCACCATTAGTGAGTCTGAAGAACTCTTGACCTTCAACAGTAGCACCTCTGATCTTCAGAGTATTATTAACAGTAAGAGTGCCAGCAATAGTTGTATTACCATTTGTACCCTCAACAACAAACTTATCGAATCCTTGTCCGACACTTAATCTTCCGTTGAGTTTGGTATTACCTGTAGTAGAATCTACTCTGAATACCTCGGTTGCAGGAGTGCCACCATCAGTAACACGCAGTGCCTGAATATCTGTAGAGATAAGTTCAGAGACTTTAACGATCTCGGTGTTGTCTAGAATCAGATAATCGTTGGTGGTTAGAGTTCCACCAAATTCTGCAACACCAATTCTGATGTCAGAAGTAGCAGTACCAGCACTCGTGTTACCTGTGTCTAGTTCACCATCACTGTCTAGATCAAATCCAGTAATGAAAGATGCGTTAGCAGACTTATCAAGTTTAGCGATGATGCTTTCATCGGGGTGATCTACTCTAGTAGCAGTGCCATCAATGCCTCTCTTAACACCTAGTCTGTAACCAAGAGTGTCAGTTGGGTCGGTGACGTTGATCAGAGCAGTAACTTGGACAATCTCCGAGTATTGCTGATCTGCTGCAACAGTGTTACCTTGGTCATCAACAGAATCAACTGCTTGTGGATGTCCTCTGTCGATGAGAAGAAGATCACCGATCTTAAAGTCATCAGGTGCTGGTTTTGTGATTGGTAGGTAGTAAAGTTCACCAGAAGCATTGACTTGGTTAACTCTAAAGGTTAGATCCTGACCACCAGCGGCACCACCAAGTTGATCGGAGGTGATGGTTAGAGGATCGTTGTCAGAATATCCAGAACCAGGAGAAATTAGGGTGATAGTAACATCACCAGAACCATCGATCTCAACGTTAAACAGTGCTCCAACACCGTTACCAGTAGTGCTTGCTGAAAGGTTATCATATAGGTTGTTTGCAACCCAGTCAGGGCTGTTTGTTGGAGAGATGCTATCAACAGCAGCAATTTGACCACCTGCTAGTAGGAATGTATCGCTACCCCATGGTGCAACACCACCAGTATCGATCTTCTTGCCAGTCTCATAATACTTGAGGAAGGTGATGTTAGGATCTTCCAGAGATCCAATCTGGTGATCTGCAGTAGATGTAGAGAATCTTGCTCTATTAATCTCAATGATACCTGCATTCAAACCACCAGAAAGTGTGATAGTACCATCAGAAGTAGTGCTACCCTGTACCTTCAGGGAGTTTCTAACAGTAGTGAAACCACCCAGACCAGCGAGGTTAACGGATGCAGCGTTTGCACCAATGTTAACAGAAGTTGTCGCCGCACCATCAAAGAGGTTACCTTCTGCTGCTAGAGTGAAGATACGAGCAGTAGATGAACCAGCGAAAGCAGCGACTTCTAGTGTTCCAGCAACCTTGGTTTGGTATGTACCAATGTTAGTAGATGTTGCCAGGTTAGGAGCACCACCACCAATATTGATAGAACAGTTAGATGTAATTGCGTCTTCGACAGATGCAATGTCAACGAAAGCACTCTTGGAACGCTTGTGAATCTCTAGTGTAGTAGATCCAGCGTTACCACCGATTCTCAATGTGTGAGAAGCAGTGTCTGCTACGTTCATACCAACACTGATCGACTGATCAGATTGAGTGGTGTTACCGAGCGACATAGATTCAGCAGCACCTAGACCAATGAAGAAGTCAACATCAGTGTTAAGGAACTGGAATGTTTCTGAAGTAGAGTTCAGATCTCCACCGTCGATGCTCAAGTCATCTTCGATTAGAGTATTGCCAGTGATTCTAGCATCACCGTAGACTACGAAGTTTCTATCAAGTTCTCTCTCGGCAAGACCACCGATGGAGGTATTGATACCAAATCTACCACCAGCAGCGTAGGTAGTGCCAGGAGAAGCAGGATCAGAGGTCGAAATACGAACGGTTGCGATAGCATCAGGATCGTCGCTTTCACCACCGACCAAGAATGCATTATCTACAGTAAAGTAGGTCTTTGCATTAGATGCTTCAGCAAAGTAGTTGTTTACATCTACTAGACCAGAATTGTCATATGTGACTAGAGTCTTACCACTGATGAATGCAGTACCAACAACGTCTAGGTTAGCACGAGGATCAGTATCTACACTGACATTAGCGACGTTGGTTGCTTCTTTAGCAGAGCGTCCAATCGTGTTGATGCCAAGTCTGAAATCACCGAATGTATCAGTGTCAGTTCTCAATGCTTCAGCACCGATTACACCGAGTTCCTTCCATCTGGATAGAGAGATCTCGATCTTCGCGCCAGGACCTTCTGCAGACCAATCGTAGACGTTCTGTGCAATCTGGTTGAACAGTTGAATCTTACAAGTCGATGCAGTTGGATCGAATCCAGAAGCTAGAACCTTCCAAGATCCATTGAAGAATGTGTTAGAGAAGTTAGAGATGCGTAGGGTTTCTCCTACTCTGACATTCAACTGCTGGTTGCTAACACCTGCACCCCACTGAATTTCAATGGTTGTTGTGTTGTCAGAAGTTAGCGAGAAGATAGAAGCATCAGGAATCTCGGTGAAGAAGTTGGTGTAAATCCAACCCAGAGAACCACTTCTGTTTACTTCCAGACCCTTGTACAGAATGTCACCCGCAGTAGGAGCAATAGAAGAACCATAAGTAACTTCCTGTGCGGTGTACCATGCAGTACCACCAGCAGCAAGCAATCCTGTGTTATTTGGAGTGATGTTGGATGGGAATCCACCTGCAACATGAGTTCTCCAAGTGTAAGATTGACCAGGATTTTCTACAGTACCGCGTGGGTTGAATCTGTAGACCGCAGCATTGATGCTGTTCTTGGTAAGAACAATGTCGCCATCCAGTCTGTTTCTGAAAGCGGTTCTATCCTGTGTAGGATCGTCTCCAGACTGTGTTAGAGATAGGATACGGAGAGAATCGCCATCCAGAGGATCAACGTTGATCTGAACAGGATTGTTCATGAAGGTCTCACCTTCAATCGTTACCTTATCATTGAAGGTAACTGCATTGTCGAAGGTGGTGACCAGTGCGCCAATGCTGTCGCTATCATCTCCACTGTCTGCCAGTGCTGCCTGCTCAAGGAACGTCTCTTCGCCTGTAATAGCGTTGATCTTGCGGTTACCGATGTAAAGGTCACCGTTGGAGTTTAGACCTGTGTAGAAGACGATACCAGCATCCTCACGCTTCGCTTGTGCGTAGAAGTCCTGCTTATCAGATAGAACGACTTCCTGACGCAGTGGGAAACCAGTTGAATAGTTACCAGGACCGAAACCAAGGTATTCAAACGTGTGGTTACCAGATCTTGCAATCGAAGGACGACGCAGTTCAGTGTAGAATCTTCTTTGTAGAGGATATACCGAGTCACCAGAGATAGGAATCTGTCTATTCTCGGAACCTACAGATGCATTACCTTCTTGTGCTTGAATTCTGTTATCAAGAACATTGGAGTTAACATCACTGGTAGAAGCAGTGTACTGGAATCCCAAGAACGGAGGTGTCGCAAGCATGTCAGTAATTGCTTCCTTTGTCTCACTGTACTTGTAGTCGTTAAGAGTAACAAGACCGTGGACATAGTTATCAGCAGCAGCAACAGATGCTGGGGGATCAAGAATCGTCGCATCTCTATTTCCATTATCATCAATCTGGAACCACAGTGGATCGTTCTTGTAATCCAGAGGATACAGATTAGAAATAGGTTGAGAGAATCTGTAGTAGTGGAAGTTAGTTCCAACACCAGCACCCAAAGGATATGGAGAAATGTTACCACGAACTGCCGTTAAGTAGTAAACACCTTCCTGCTGGAGAGGAATCTGTTCCTGAATAGTCTCAACATCAAAGATGTAGAAGGTATCATCGATATCAGGTACATCCTCGACCGAAGAAACTGTGTAAGTATCACCACCAGGGGTGGTTACCTTATCACCAGGTACTACGGTGTAGACATTAGCACCCTCGATTCTGTAGAGATAGTTCTTTCTATCGGAGCGACTAATTTGTGTTGGCCATGCATCTGGTTGACCATTGAGATCGAAGAACGTACCGTTGTTTTGTACAAAGGTGGTAGGACTGGTAGCATTAAACTCAAGTTTACCAGTGATGTTCTTCAGAATGACAAATGCAGTTAGATCTTGCTGATAGTATCCATGAACATATGCAGATCCAGAGCAGTAACCAGTCCAGCTAACATAGTTGGAGTCATCGCTGTTGTAGATGCTAGTTTGAATACCTGCACCCTGTGGAGATCCAATCTCAACAACAGTGAAGATTTCATTCTTCAGTTGCTGGTTGATGATCGTATGATCAAATACAGTCAGTTCTAGTCTGTCTTCATCAGCAAAGTTAGGTGCAACTCTTGCCGACTGAACTGTAACTGCAATCTTGGATTCAAACTCGATCTGTAGAGGATTCTCATATGGATCGTAGAAGTTTCCACTGATATCAACACCAGCAGCATCCAGATCAGCGAAAGACTGACCCAGTTTCTCGGCAGGTCTTGCAGGGTTCTCAAACTGTGCAATAGTGGGTGCGCCGTTGCTGAATGGTTCCAGAAGGAATTTCTGTGGTTTCAGTCTTCTTCTATCGTCAGTTCTTGTCTTAATGACATAACCATTGAGAGGTTCACGAACTGTTTGCAGATACTTCGGAATGACATAACGTAGACGATAGATTCTGTCTAGAGGTGTACGGTCGTCCCCAATTCTCTCGAAGAATGTATCAGGAGTGAAGAGATTACCAGTGCCATCTAGGAAGTCAGCAGCGTGGAATCTAGTGAGGATTGCATTAGGATCTTGACCACCCGAAGACTCGTCCTTGACATTGATGTACCATCTCTGGAACGAAACGGGATCATACTTCAGTGGAGATGTCTTCTTGTTACCATAAACAATGAAGTCGCTACCACTACCAGCAGTAAAGATTACTGCATTGGTGCCTGCTTGTGCGTCTGCCTGGGTAGTGTGGACACTGAACTTGTTAGGTGTCTCGAATCTTGGATAGTAATATACATCTGTAGGTACATCACCAGCACCAGAAATAGTTGGCAGTTGGGAACTTGAGTCACCAGATACTGCAAAGAAGATCTGTTGTGCAGGAACGTTAGGAATGGGTACGTCGAAGATGTGAGGAACATCAGTTTCGATGTAAGTTCCAGAGACGTTACAAACATAACGATGTAGATCATACTGATCATCGAGAACATACTGTTGAATCAGAATCTCGACTTGAGGATCTACTGCCTCTGTTTCAGAAGAATAGATGTAGATACCTGCTGCAGCGTTCTCTTTGGTTGCTGCCAGCATCAGTTTGGTGCCAGCAGTGTTGTCAAACTCACTGGTGCCATTGAATACACCAGGAGCAGTTAGTCTACCAGGAGCGATTACATAATATGTTCTGTTGGTTTCAAATCCTCGTGGCAGTCTGACCAGACGCTTATCAACCTGATCGTTGAGTGGTCTTGGAACTAGTCTGACAGGAGTACCAGTTTGTAGTCCATGTGGGTCAGTTTGACCCAGACCAGTATCAATGGTGAATACAGTTGCTCTACCGATAAGTTGAGCAGAATCAATGATTGGTTCGACTCTAGTTACCTGATTAGCGTTACCGTTCAGAACTAGATTAACAACATCAAACAGGTTCTGGATAGCGGTAGTGATGTTATTACACTCTGGATAGTCAGTATCCTGGGTGATGGAATCATCAGTTACACGCACCTCCGAAGAGTAGGCATTAACATTCTCGAAGTAGAACCACGCAGTGGTGCTATCACCACCAGCGTTGAATGGTTGACCAGTATTGATGTCCTTGATCGTGATGGTTGTAGCGTTAACAATCTCATCAATGACCACAGGAGAGTTAGAATCTAACAGAGTTCCAAGGCGAACCGAATTTTCATTCAACTTACCATTAGTGAAGTCACTTTGATCATAGTGACTGACATCCATGCCAGGTACAAGACCAGAAGTGTCGCCAACAGTAACTGTTGCAGATCCGCTAGTGGTGCTGCAATTCTTAATTAGAAGATTAAAGTTACGGATAGCACCAAATGCCAATCTTCTCAAGTGATCATATGCTAGTAATGTCTCGGTTAGTTCGCCGTCAACATAAGATACATTGCCACCAGAGATGTAAGATTCTGCAGCATATACAGTGTTGATGTTGCCACCGACGCGAAGGTCTTTGACGATTGCATCAACAATGAATCCCATGTCTCTTTCACACTTGGTGATAGTCAGAGCAGGATTCGTAAGTAGAGCAGGATACTTGGTAGTAATATATCCATAGGTTTCTTTAGTCAGATAACCTCTGTTCTTCTCGATGAGATTAGCGGCATCATATGCCATGTTAAAGTCATCGTTACCATCACCATCTAGGTCAAAGTTGATGTTGAGGCTAGGAGGTGTGAGACTGGACAGTGATGACTTGTAAGTCTTAACACCAGATGGTTCTAGAGTTCCATAATAGGTGTTCTTGCCGCCTGCACCAACACCAGGTAGTTTGACATAGATTCTGTCATCTTGCTTGGCACCTAGTCTGTATCCACCGATAGTCGCAGCAGGTCTGGAAGATGGATCTTGGTTGGTGTCACCTGCGAGATACAGTTTGTTGTGGTTTGCTTGATCATTCGATGCTTCGATGTCAAGAGTATAATACTGTTGAGTAGTAGTTGCTTCAGCAGCAGTATTAACAACCTTGGGAGGAATGATAGCATCAATGTAACCACCCTTGTCCTGGTTGAATGCAAATCCTTTGAAACCAATAGAGTGAAGCGAGGTATTACCAAAGTTGGAGTTCGAGTTGGTGATAGACATGTCACCACCACTTTCCATCAGGAAGTGATCGTGGAAACCAACAGCGAAGACCGAGACGCACTGGATGAAGGAGTCATCAGAAGCACGAATATGGAAGTTTCTCCACTCATCCTTCCAGTATGCATCACCCTTTGCGTGGTAAGGAATAGTTGCAAATGCATCAGTTAGCGATGCCTGATTCCAAGTGTTTGTAAATCTGTCGTAGCGGATGAATGCACGGTCGTCTTTCTGTAGAGAAACACCAGTGTACTGTGCAACAACCATCGACTTGAATCCAGTTGCCTTGGATCCATCTGCCCACATACCACACTGACCCCAGGTGGAACGAATCGAGCAGTTAAAGACATAAGGAGATGCAGACTCAACGGAGTCAATTTCTGCCTGAATGACTGCATTGGTTCCAAGACCATTAGCAGTAGTATAAGTGATGCCAGAAACCAGTCCTAGACCAGCAGCGGTGATAGGAATGATGTAGGTGAATACCTTGGGATTCAGTTCGTCAATAGCATCAACCTTGAATGTACCGTTGACTTCATCAGATAGACCACTGTTAATAACAGCGATGTACTGACCTTTGAAGTAACCGTGCTCAATCTTGGTAGTAACGGTCAATCTAGACTGGGACGTGCCAGGAATATCGTTGATCTCGATACTTTCTACCGTTCTGGTGTCAGACAAAGGACCAACAATTCTGGTCTCCTGTACCAATGCTTCTAGTTCACCATCATCGATAGTGGGTTGGAACTGTGCAAATGCCCTACCAACTTTCTCATAGAAACGATCCAGTTCATCATTGCCTGCATAGGTCATGATGCAGATCTTATGGTGCGAATACTCGGGAACCTTCAGATCCGTGGAATTTTTCTTATAGTAGACTTTACCTACCTTGTCTGTCTGATCATATAGTGGGGAGTTCTCGGAGAGGTCACCATCCTTGATAGTAAACTGCCACAGGTAACAACCACCAGTCAGTTTGAAGATACCAGTTCTCTCTTGATCACCATCTACAGGATCGGGAACATATAGAGGTCTGATGATAGTACGACGGAGGTCATAACCAATCAGCGAACAACCTCTAGGAACGATACAACCACCCTCGGTAGAGTTGAACTTATAGAGTACGTTATCAGGGTTGCCTAGGTCAAGGATGCTGTCATCCTGCCACTCTTGGAGTGCTCTGTTGTAGTCGAAGATGGGAACAACACCAGTCACCTGAACCTGGGCAAGAACAGAGAGACTACCAGCACTGATAACGTCCGTCAGGATCGTCATTAGGGTCTGGATGCTCGTCTGAACGTCAATACATGCACCAGGGTTGCCAGACTCATCATACTCAATGTCTGGGGTGTTAGCACCTGCAATAGCAGGACCAGGGGAGATAGTCAGATCCTTGTCTAACAAGGAGTTCGTGACTGCCAACTTCATCAGATCACGCGCTTTGTTGTATGCGGTGATGCTTTCTGCTTCTTCTCCAACAATAGCATCTGCTAAAGGATTACCTTCTCTGTCAAAGTATGTCTTCGCAACAGAGATAATGTTGCTGTTACCACCATTTCTGATGTCAGCAAGTACACCATCAACGATGAATCCGATGTCACGCTTACACTTGGTCTCACCAGGTGTCTCGTGGTCAGTAACAGTTTCAGCAGGTAGTTGAGAAAGGTTACCATCAGTCAGAACGGTCTCAACAATAGCTGCAAGGTTGCCCAACATGCTAGCAACATCAGCACATAGAGGAGTACCGTTAGGATCAGCAGTAATTGTAGAGTCTTTGGTGAATAGTTCATTTCTGAATGCCGAGATCATCAGGTCTCTTGCCTTATTGAAAGCAGCAATAGACTCCGACTCCTCACCTTCTAGAGATCCAGTGATATATTGAGTACCTGCCTCATTGAAGTACGTTTTCAGATACTTACGAGTGTATCTGTTACCACCAGCAAGTGCAACGTCAAGAGAAAGAGAATCGATATATTCACCGATGTCACGCTTACACTCAATCTCATTTGCACTAGCAAGAGTTCCTAGAGTTTCAGTAGGTAGTTGAGATAGATTGCCATCATTGATGACCGTCGTCAAAATTGCAGTAAGAGTTGTGATCGAAGATTGTACGTTAGCACAACCACCAGCATCAACAGTAATGGTAGAGTCCTGAACCAATAGAATGTTCTGGACAGCAGAAATCATCAGATCTCTTGCCTTATTGAAAGCGGTGATACTTTGTGCCTCTTCTCCTACGAGACCGTTAGAAATTGGGACCCCGTTATCAAAATATGTGCCAGCATGGCGGCGAATGTACTCGTTACCACCACTAATGAGATCGAGCCCAAGATAGTCAACAAATAGACCCAGATCACGCTTGCATTTTGCTTCATTTGCCAGGTCAGAACCAGTTGTTTCTACAGGGAGTCCAGATGCATCAGCAGCAGCAAATGCATCAGTAACGATCTGTACAAGAGTCGTGATTGCAGACTCTACGTTAGCACACTCATTGGGGTCAACAGTAATGGTAGTATCAGTGATCGTCAGCTGATTCTTCATTGCTTGGATCATCAGATCCCTAGCAGCATTATA